CAACAACTCTTAACGGAGCGTTGCTCGCGGATACAGCTGGTACAGGTGGATCGGGGACAGCAATAACTTTAACATCAACAACTGGTTTTCCAACAACAGGCACAATAGCTGTTGGTGATGAATTAATAACATACACAGGTATATCAGGATCTGACATCACAGGTATTACCAGAGGAGCATTAGGCACAGCAACATTTGGTACATCAAATGGACAAGCTCATAGTGGTGGTGCAACAGTTACAAACGCTACAAATTTTTCTGGATTTGGTAGCGCAGTTGAAGCATCATCAGTCGTACTAGAACCAGGACTTTGGTCATTAAGTAATTTTGGTGAAGTATTAGTTGCAACTATTGCAAATGGTAAAACATTTACTTGGAATGCTGGTATTACAGCAAGACTTACAACAAGAGCTTCTATGGTAACTTCAGGGTTTGAAACAAGAATAGATGCAGCTACAGATAGTGGTAACCCTACAGCCACTAGAGTTACATTGATATCACCAACAACAAGACACTTAATTCATCTTGGAACAGAAACAACCATTGGAAGTCCTGATACACAAGATAATATGTTTATAAGATTCTCTGAAGATGAGAATATAAATAAGTATACACCACAAGCAACCAACACTGCAGGTACACAAAGACTACAAGATGGCACAAAAATTGTAGGTGGTTTAGTTGCAAAAGAAAATATTCTAATCTGGACTGATAATGCATTGTACACAATGAAATTTGTTGGAGCTCCATTTACATTTGGTTTTGAACAAGTTGGTACAAACTGTGGATTGATTGGTAAAAACGCAGCAATTGAAATCGATGGTGTTGCATACTGGATGGGTAATAATGGATTTTTCTCTTTTGATGGTACAGTTAATACACTACCTTGCTCTGTTGAGGATTATGTTTATGATGATTGTAATACTACAAAAGGTCAACAAATAAATGCAGGTATTAATAATCTATTTACAGAAGTGATTTGGTGGTATCCAACTCAAAATGCAGATTTTAATGACAGGTATGTAGTTTATAATTATGGTCAAGACAATGCAAGACTACCTATGGGTAATTGGTATACAGGAACAAATACAAATTCTATTAGAACAGCGTGGATTGATTCTTTAGTATATCCTAAACCATACGCTACAGCTTATAATAGTGCTAACACAGGTACATTTCCACAAATTATTGGTGAGACAGGTTTAGGTCAAACTGTATTCTTTGAACACGAAATAGGAACAGATCAAGTCAATCCAGATGGTAGTGTTACTGCTTTAACATCTTTTATAAAATCATTTAGTTTTTCTCTACAAAAAGATCAAGCAGAAGTATTTTTAGCTATGCGTAGATTTTTACCAAACTTTAAAGTATTGACTGGCAACAATCAAATTACATTAGCTATAAAAGATTTTCCATCTGATAGTGATACACAAACTTCATTGAGTCCTTTTACAATTACTTCTAGCACAACTAAAGTTGATACCAGGGCTAGAGGAAGATATGCAAATATAAAAATAGAAAATACTGGTGTAGGTGAATCGTGGAGATTTGGTACATTTCAAGTAGATTTACAACCTGATGGAAGGAGAGGATAATGACAAAAGTAGTGGTAAGATTACCAGAACCTAAAAAAGAATATAGTGAAGATAACCAAAGACAAATTAACAGAGCATTAACTACAATTATAGAACAGTTAAACTCTACATACTTAACACAACAAAAAGAAGACCAAGAACGATTTACTTGGTTAGGATTAGGATAGTGGCAAATATATATAAAAACGATAAAGTAAGTTTAACAAACACAGACGTTACAACTTTGTATACTGTACCATCTAACTCAAGAGCTATTGTTAAATCTCTTTTAGTTGTAGAAGATGCAGCTGGATCAGCAGTTGTTAAAGTAACATTAACTAATGCAGCAGGCACAGCTTTTGTAGTAGATAATGATGTTACTCTAACATCGGGTCAAAAGGAGCAAGTATTAAGTGAGCCCTTGATTATGTTAGAAAGTGAGATATTAAAGGTACAAGCAACCAGTGGTAATGTAGATGTTATTGCATCTATACTAGAAATTAACAGGGAGGATAGATAATGCCTTTTATCGAAACAGAAGCTTCTGTTAGGTATGAAATAATTGATGGCAAAAGAGTGCCTATAATTACACCTAAAACAGAGGTTACTTTAACAAATACAGTTACGGGTCAAGAGTATATGTCTGATGCTGAAGCTTTAGCTGATGTACAAAACCCTAATACAGAGACTAAATCTGAGCATATTCGAAGAGATGTCAATGTCACTGTAGAAGAGATAAAAATTGGTGCAGGAACCAAGTTATAGGATCGTTGACGAATGTCTAAAAACCTAGTAAATTGTGAGACACTCGCCTTTTTACAAGCTTTGCGAACTTGCTATCAATATATATTATAAAGAGAAACTATGGGATTTTTAAAAAAAATAACAAGACCTATATCACGTGTACTCGATAAGATAGTACCAAACGAGATTAAACCAGCATTACCATTTTTAGCTGCAGCTGCACCATTCTTTGGTCCGACTTCTGGATTTATGGGAGAAGGTATTAGAAGAATGTTAATAGGTGGTGGGTTAAATTTGGGTGCACAATTAGCACAAGAGGGAAGTGAAGGAGACTTTAATCCTCTAACTGTGGGCATAGCTTCACTAATGGCTGGTGCAACTGATCCTGGTGCTTCATCAGCTCTGGAGGGTTTTAAAACTGGCACAGGCGGAATTAGAGATAAAGCATTAGATTTAGGAATCACGGGAGTTGATAAATTACAAGGCCTACAAGCAGCAGTTGCAGACAAAGGTATTTTAAGTTTAGAGGGTGCTAAACTAGCATCTATACCAGCAACTACTGGAACTATGGATTTAAGTTTTGCAGAAACAAACAGATTTAACAAACAACAAATTATAGATGATGCATTAGGTGGTTTAGGTGAAGGTGCAACAGATGCAGATAGAGCATTAGCTATAAGACTAGCAATGCAACAATATGGATTTACTGATGATGAGATATCAGAAACTATTGAGTCTGCAGGATACAAAGATGGTGGTATAATAGGTTTACAAGTGGAGATGATCGAAGGTAAAAAAGATGGAGGTCTAATGGATCTTGGTGGTAAAGAAATGGATTTAAGAGGTGGAGGATTTGTACCAATAGGTAAAAAAGAAAAAGCAGATGATGTACCTGCAAGACTTTCCAAAAACGAATTTGTAATGACTGCAGATGCAGTTAGAGCAGCTGGTGGTGGCAGTGTAAATAAAGGAGCAAAAAGAATGTATGATTTAATGGATAGATTGGAGGCTAGAGTATAATGTCAACAACAACTACAGTAACAAGACCGGCACCGATAATAGAAGGTTCGCTTACCGCCTTTCTTAAATCAATTGATAAACTAGGAGCTGGTGCAGTACCTGCAGGTTTTAAAGGTATAGATACAAGTAAGTTTGCACCAACGATTGCAGCAGAATCACAATTACAAAAAGATGCGCGAACCGCGGCTGCTGGATTAGATTCATTAGTAGGACCACAAGCTTTTGAACAGTTTATGTCACCTTATCAACAAGAGGTGATCGATACTACACTTGCAGAATTTGACAGACAGCAATCAATTGCAGATACAGCAAGACGTGATCAAGCAATTGCAGCTGGAGCTTTTGGTGGTGGTAGAGAAGGTGTACTTGCAGCAGAAGCAGCAAGAGGCGCAGCACAAAGCAGAGCAGGATTACAAGCACAATTATTAGCACAAGGTTTTCAACAAGCACAAGCAGCGGCAGCACAAGACTTAGCGGCAAGACAAGGTCTTGGACAGTTTCAAACTCAACTAGGTCAAGCTGGTCAAGCACAACAACAAGCAATCATTGATGCAGCAGCAGCGGCTGAAAGAGAAAAACAATTTCAACCATTTACACAATTAGGATTAATTGGACAACAACTTGCACAAATTCAACCAGGAGCATTCCCGACACAAACAGTCGGATATGCACCGCCGGCACCACCAGCAAGTCCACTAGCTACAGCGTTAGGTGTAGGTACAGGTATTGCTAGTATCGGTTCTAAATTAGGAATCTTTGGCTAATGAGCAGAATATTAAGACGACCAATGTTTAGAGGTGGCCGTGTCGATAGTCGCGGAACGGGAATTACATCTGGATTAGACAAACCCAAAAGAGGTTTAGTTGATGAGCCAGGTGGTTACGCAGGTGAAGAGTTTTTAATTGGTCAGGGAATGTTTGATGAACTTAGAGATACAGGTGGTAGCAGAGCCTATACAAGATATAACAGACGTATAGGACCACCAAGAGGTGGTTTATCTGGAGGTAATATTTTTAGTAGAGCTTTGGTTAAAGCAAGAGGAATTCCATACATAGGAAGAGCTGTTCCTTTTTTAACTGGAGCAACCGGAACTTTTGGAAGTGCAGCCTTGGGAGGAATAGGTATAGGAAAAACAGCAGATTTTATAACTAGAGCTACAGATACACCTGCAGCATATCAATTTAGAAAAGATGCAATTAGAGCTAACCCATTCTTGTTTGATGAAACATCAACAGATGAATTTGTAGAGTTTAGCGAAGAATTAGCTAAAAAACAAAAAGAGGGTGAAGCTCCAGGATTATATCCAGGTGGTTACAAGAAGTTTTTAAAAGATAAAGGATATGTTAAAGACGAAGATGGCAGAGTAGTTAAAAAAGAAGAAATAGTAGAGAAAGTAGAGGAAGTACCAACAGACACTCCTGAAATAGAAGTAAAAGATAGCAAGACAGAAGAATCTTTAGACGTGGGTGCTGATCTTAAAAAAACACAAAAATTATTTGAAGAATTATTAGGTATGGATAAAGCTAGAAGAAGAGATGTTGGTGATATGTTAGGTAGAGCATCTGCAGCATTTTTAGGAGCTCCTAGTGTTAAAGAAGGTTTAGCTGATTTTATGAGAACAGAGTCTGCTACAGGTCCGGGTAGAGGAGAAAAAATTGGACAAACAGCAGCAGCTCTTGCAATCAATGATTATATAGCTGGTAAAAAATCTAAAGCAGATCTAGAAAAATTATTAGCTGCAGAAAAATTTAGAACAGATTACAAAATAAAAGCTGTAAAAGAAGGTTTAAGTTTTGATGATAGATTATTAAACGCAGCTGAAAAAGAAGGAAAAACTAAAAAATCTATCGGTACAATTCAAGTTGTAATAGATGAATTATTTGGTGAAGGTACTTTTAAAGGTGCATTACCAAAAGATGTAAATCAATTAGAGGTTGGCGCGGTGTATGTGGGAGATAGCGAAGATAAATCTGCAAAAATTATTTATCAAGTTAATGAAAGCAAGGTTCCTGTACCGATTAAAACTATCTATTAGGAGGTTAGATGGCCTTAACTCAAGCTGAATATGAAAAAATATTAGGCGGTGGATCTTCTGATGCTACCAAAGATAAAGATGTAGGCTTAACTAAATCTATATTAGCTGGAATAGGTTCAGGTGTATTTAAAATATTTGAGGGTGCTGCTACTTTAGGAGCTACACTTATGGATCTAGGTGTAGATAAAAATAGAGCAGAGGCTGTAGAAGAATACTTTGATAGAATAAATCCTTTTGATGAGGCAGCAGAGGCAACAGCTGCTGGTAAAATCACAGAACTAATTGTTAATATTGGTATACCAGGAGGTGCTGCATTTAAAATAGGATCTGGTTTAACAAAAGCAACATTAAGAGCAAAACAAGCCGGTAAGTATTTAAGTGCTAATGAAAAATTTAGAAGATTTGGTAAGGGTGCTGTAGCTGGTGGAGTTGCAGAAGGTGTATTTGTTGGAGATGTAGAAGATGTAGGAACCTTTGGAGATTTTCTTGGTGGACCAACAAAAGTAGAAAGAGATACAAGTGATCCCACAACAGAATTATTAAATAGATTAAAGTTTGGAGTAGAGGGTGCGTTGTTTACTGGAGCCATTGGAGCAGCTGGTAGAACAGTATCTAAATTAAGAAACCAAACAGGAACAGGTAAAGCCATAACTGGAGAGCCAGGAACTTTTGAAAAAGCATATAATAAATTTATAGATAAATATATTTCAAAACCTTTAAGAGCACGAGGACCTGAAGTACAAGAGGCTTTTGAGGAAGCAAATAAAAGAAGAGGTTTGATTGCAAAAGATACAAACATAGCTGAGAATGCTATGATTAAAATAGAAGATATTACAAATCAAATTGTTAAAAATTTTAAACGTACAGGAAATAAAGTCGATAAAGACGTAAGAAAAAATTTATTAAAAGATATGAATAATATCTTAACTGATAATAATAATTTAAAACCGCTTATAGATGAAACAGGAAAAGTAACTTTAAAATCTATAGATGAAAATACACAACAAGCATTTAGAAATAAATTAATTAATCAATATAAAGCCTCTCCAAAAGACGTGGATGAATTGTTTAGAAATTTTAACAAAATGAGAGGAACGTGGTCAGAGTTGTTTACTTTGATGGGAACAAGATTAACCGACGATGCCTTAAAAGAATTTCAAACCGTCATACCAAAACAAATTAATGATATATTAGATAGAGGGTATGAGGTATTTAAAAATAATCCAATGTCAGTGGCAGATAATTATCCTCCTACAAAAGCAATTATTGATGAAGCTGTTATTAGTTTTAAAGATGAAGCAGCTAAAAAAGGAATTAAATTATCAGATGACGTAGCAAAAAATATGGTAAATGAAGTATGGAACAATGCTGAATTACCTAAAAGTGTTTTGCTATCATCAGGAAGTAAATCAGGAGTAGTTAGATTAGCAAGTGTTCCAGATTTTTTTATAAAATCTGTTGCGGATGATATAATTAAACCACCAAAAGGAACAATGAGAGGTGGTAAAAATTTAAGTGATCTGACAGGCGTAGGACAAGAAATAATAAAAAAATTATTAGGTAAAGCTCAAAACCCAATGAGCACAATTGTAGAAGGCACAAACGCTTTATCTGCTCAAGTTCGTTTAAATCAATATTTAGATTCTATAGTAAGAAGATCTAACAAATTAAAAGTTGAATACGACAAATGGTTAGCCGGTGGTAAAGTAGGACCTGAGCCTAGAGTTCCTTTTTTAGTTAATAGTCCTGGAGAGGCTAGAAAATATTTTGGTTCTAATGCACAATTAAACGTAGATTTTAAACTAATAGCCCCAGTTAAAGGAGGGATTGAAGGCACACCAATAGGAAGATTTACTGATCAAAAAGCTACGATAAAACCAGTGGATGAAATAGAAGCGGCACGATTAGAAGCTTTAGATTTGACAGATTCAATTATTAATCCTGTATCAGGTAAATACGCATTAACCGATCAAGCAAATGCTTTAATTACTCCACAAGAAGTAGCAAAAGGATTGCCGGCACAACTTTATCAAAATTTAGTTTTATATCCTAAAGCCACATCACAGATGGCAAAAACAATTCTTGCACCGTTTACCCATATGAGAAACTTTATTAGTGCTGCTTCATTTGCTGCAGCGAATGGCATAGTTCCTTTTGGTAACACAAAAGATGTTAAAAGAGCTTTTGATGCTTTACAAGTAAAAGGATTTAGAAGAGATAATGAATTTTATCAAGAGCTATTAGAATTAGGTGTGGTTAATTCACAAGTTCAATTAGGAGATTTAAGAAGATTATTAGAAGATGTAGATTTTGGTGGCACCTTAAATAGAATAGGAGCTGATTACAACGGATTTAATACCTTTATGAAAGGTTTGAATAAAGTTAAAAAATTTTCACAAGATGCATATACAGCTGAAGATGATTTCTGGAAGATATTTACATTTTTAGGAGAACAATCTAGACTTAAAAATGCTTACAGAAATGCAGGTTTAAGAGAAGGTCAAGAAATAAAACAAATATTATCTGATGGCACAGAAAGAGTTATAGGAACATTTAACGATGATTTTATAAAACAACAAGCAGCTAATCTAGTTAAAAATAACGTTCCTAATTATGCATTTGTATCAGAGTTTGTAAAAGGATTAAGAAAGCTACCTGTTGGAAACTTTGTAGCTTTTCCTGCAGAAATTTTAAGAACAGGCACAAATATTGTAGACACAGCTTTAGATGAAATATTTTTTACAGCTAAAATAAATGGTAAGGTTGTTAACCCACTAAGATCAAGAGGATTACAAAGATTAGGAGGAATGGCTTTTACGACCACAGCTTTACCTTTATCTTTAGTTTCAGGATTCCAAGCTTTATACGACGTAAGCAAGGATGAATTAGATGCAATGAAAAGATATGTTCCTGACTGGTCTAAAAATTCTATTCTTATTCCATTTAAAGACAAAGAAGGTAAATTATCTTACATAGATTTTTCACACCTAAATGCATATGATACCTTAACAAGACCTATTCAAACTGTGATCAACGCTGTTGAGTCTGGTAGAGGAGATAAAGATGGTATTATGGATGATTTTATTTTAGGTCTTATTGAATCAACAAAAGAATTAGGATCACCTTTTATATCAGAATCTATTTGGACAGAGGCTTTACAGGATGTGGCTCCTATACTTGGTAGAGCAGGAAGAACCGCGGATGGTAGAGAAATATATAGTAATGATCCAAGAATAGATCCTATTGGCTCTAGGGTTTATAAATCTTTGGCGCATCTTGTAGAATCTCAAGCTCCATTAAACTGGAAACAATTAGGTAGATTAGGATTAGCTATGAAACCAATTGATGATTTAAGAAGATTTGACGAAAGAGGTAACGAGTATAATTTAGGAAATGAATTGTTAGGTATCGCTGGATTAAGAAGAATAGAAGTGGATCCTAGTAAATCATTAAATTTTAAAATAACTGATTTTAAAAAAGGTATTAGAGAATCAAGAAATCTATTTACCAGAGCAACTTTAAAAGGTGGTCCTATAACTCCTGAAGAAATTGTAGATGCTTACATTAGATCTAATGAGGCATTATATGCTGTTAATAGAGATATGTATCAAGACATACAATCAGCTAAAATTTTAGGAATGAGTGAAGATGCAATTTTTGAAAGAATGCAAGACAGAGGGGAAAGAAAAGCTTTTAACGCTTTAAATGATGGTGACTTTAGACCATTCTTTCCATCTCGAGAAGTTCGTCAAATTTTTGAAATAAAAGCTGCAGAGTTAGGAATGTTAAATCCTTATGAGGCTGCTGAAGCGGTTTTAGAAAGAATAAGAGAAGTGTTATCAGAAACATCTTTAGATGCTGATTTATTTCCGAATATAGAAAATCCGTTTAAAGGTTTCCCTAAACCAACTCTAGGCCCATTATCACAATTACCTAATGTTATTACCGGCGCTGACCCTGCAGTTATGAATGCAAATCAAAATTTTGTGCAAAACGCATTAAATCAAGCGCAAAGTTATCAAGCATTAAATCCTTTTGATGAGCTAGGAAATCTGTATAATCAACAA